AGGTATTGACAAGGACTACTATGGACAACCTATTAAGTTCTTTAACATTAATAAACCTGAAGAGGGTATTGTTGATGGAAATCAATTTGGTAAGTTGTGGATAGACGATAAGAATAAGGTGAGGGGTATTGGGCGTATGTTCTTGTACCTCCAGATAGCTTCAGGAGATGCCTCAGACAACTATAAAGCTAATAGTGCCTCAGATACTAAATGGGGAGAGAAAAGTGCTTACAAGGCTCTTGTAGGAGCTAAGAGCGATAAAACTGCATGGGAAGTGTTGGTATCTATTTATAAGAAGCTTTATCCAGAACCTAAGAAGTTTGTTGGATGGAGAGGAAAACAGATTGACATTGACTGGCTATATATGCTAACGGAGAACTTTGATATGGCACGTATGTTAAGATTTGAAGGGGATGTAGTTTCTGTTAAGGATACATTAGATAAACTGGGGATTGATTATGATTAAGATTATTCATCAATCCACTAAATTCATCTGTCTGGCCTTCAGTAGTACGAGGAAGTTAGATAATATATTAGAGTTGGTAGAAGAGTTAGAAAGCCTTGGTGCTTTAGACTTTGTATCTTTAATCTCTGTACCTGCGGGTGTTGTTATGAGAAAACTAGTACGCCACACTTATACTGAGGAGACTATAAATAAATGCATAGATTAAAAACACTACTAGACGGACTAGACTTCGATGGTGTATGTCCTTTAATAGGATTTGAAGAGGGGAAGTGGTATATCAGGAATGATACGATTTACTGGAATGGAGAGAATAACCTAGAAGATTTATATAATGAAGAGGGGGACACTTATAGTGGTTACATGACAGAGGGTAAAGGTATTAGTGGAGGGTACTTAATAGCTAATATTGATACCTGCACTGGATGTTGGGTTACTTCCTTCTTTAAGTTGTCTGACGAAGTTAAGCTGGAAGACTTGGAGGAAACGTATGGAGAAGTTTGATGAGAAAGTATACCCTAGAAAAGTCTTACAAAGTACTTACAAATCTCATATTCAAGATGACTTAGATTGCTTGAGCTTATCTGAAGCTGTTAAGTACTTTCAAGACTTACAGACGAGAGTCTATAGAGATCACCCTAATGCTTCTAAGATATTCTTAGATCATGAGTATGATTATGATAGTAGTTCCCTTAACCTTCTGGTAGAGACCCTTGAGAGTGATGAAGTTTATGAAACTAGGGTTGGCATACTGAAAGGACAAGAGAGTGTAAAACTAGAGAAACGTAGAGCACAATTCTTAAAACTTAAAGAGGAGTTTGGGGATGAGTGATCCTTGGGATACAGGTAAAGCTATTGATACCGAGGCTAGGTATGTAGCTTGGATAAGAGGGGCCTTGAGGAAGTCATGGATACGCTACCCTACTCAAAATGAGTATAAGAACTCTATAAGAGTAAAAGCACCTGTACTAGATGAAGACGGTAATCAGAAAATCTACAAGTCTGGTAAGAAGAGAGGACAAAAAGTTACTCGGTGGGAGTGTCCTTGTGAAGAATGTAAAGTTGTATTCCCTGCAGCACAGATACAAGTGGATCATATAAAGAGTGCAGGTAACACTTCTAGTGTAAAAGAGCTTCAAGAGTTTATGGCAAACTTGTTTTGTGGTACAGACAATTTACAATTACTTTGTAAACCTTGTCACGAAGTCAAGACACATATGGATAGATATGGCTTCAAGACAAAAGAAGCAGCCATTAAGGATAAGAAACGTATTGACTTCTTCAAACAGAAGAGTATAATAGTGAAGAAGAAGCTTAAGGAGATGGGTGCTAGTGAAGAACAACTTAGGAATGACAACACACGTAGGGCTTATTACAAAGAGAAGATTACGAAGGAGGAGAAATAATGACCCCATTAGAAGAACTAAATAGTAAAGAATCTAAATGGATACGTATCAACGATAAGTGGCATTTATCATCAGATCAATACCAATGGGTACTTGAGCGTAGAATTGAGGGACTTGCCCCAGTTACACGTAAGCCTTGTGTAGAGAAAAAGAAGACCTATCACCACGACCTTGCCTCGGTAGCTAGACGAATTAACAATGAGGATATGAAAGAGTGTGAGTCTCTTAGAGAAATACTAGGAGTACTAGAAGAAAACAATAAGTTATTAACTAAAAGCTTGGAGGATCTCTGTGACTAAAGTGATCCTTATGAATGGTGCGGCATCTACAGGAAAGAGTGACGCTGTGGCTCATCTAAAGCTTACCCTACCTTTGGTATCAAGACAAGCTAAAGATCGCTTACACGAGCTTACAGCGACCTTATTCGGGGTGTCTCAGGAGAGGTATTGGGAAATATATAATAATAGGGAATTGAAGGAAGAACCCCTAGAAGAATTTAGAATCTCTTTTATGGAATATGAATGGGAGAGACTTGAAGGTTTTCTAGGATATGATATTGTTGATTATGAGACTCCCAAGGCCCAGTTAAGAGGTCAAAACTTATGTGAGTTAAACCTCTCTATAAGAGAGGCTATGATCTACGTGTCAGAGATAATCTGCAAGCCCCGACTGGGTAAAGCTTATTTTGGTAAGGCTAGAGCTGATTCTATCCAAGAAGGGGAGTTAGTTATAGATGATAGTTGTGGTTTTGCACATGAACTTCCTCCTCTTATTGAACGTGTAGGACAAGAGAATATACTCCTCCTACGTATTCACAGAGAGGGATATACATTTGACGGAGATAGCCGAGGGTTAATTCCTGATGGAGTTATTGACAACACTATTGATATTTATAATGCCAACACATTAAATGATTTCCTAGATAAGGTTGAAGCTGAGGTGAAAGTTTTCCTAGGATTATGGGGTAAGTGATGGAGAGAGTAGAAGTGTATATTGATTTAACAACTCCTCCGGTAATTTACAAACCTAATGTAGTGGTTGCTTTCACCAATAAATGGGTGATAGATAACTTTACTTCTAAGTATTTAGATGCTAATAAAATATTTGTGTTCGGGTTTGACTTCACAGACCTTGAGGATTTGGATTTTATAGAAGATTGGGGAGAGGTAGTTCAGAACTTCCCAGATAGTAATAGAGTTGTAGACAAGAAGATGTGGTTTGGTGATATAGAAAATAAGTTACAAGCTATTGAAGAGTATCTATCTCACCACCTAGTCAACTATCAGATAATTAATTTAGAGAGACATAGGTGGTTACAGTAATAAACACAGAAATATCTTGGTTAAATAAATAGGAGAGTGATCATGTTAGGAAAAGCTATAGCAATTGCTGCAGAGGCACATCAAGAACAGAAAGATAGAGGGGGTAAGCCTTACATCTTACACCCTATCAGAATAATGATGGGGTTGAACACAGAAGACCAAGAGTTAATGTCTATAGCTATCCTACATGATGTTATAGAGGACTCTGATTGGACTCTAGAAGCATTAAAGTCACAAGGCTTTAGGGAGAGAGTTTTGAAGGGAGTGTTGGCATTAACTCATATAGAAGGAGAGGAGTACGAGGATTATATTGAACGCATCTCTAGGAATAAGGATGCCATACGTTGTAAATTAGGGGACTTAAAAGATAATAGTGATATAACCCGCCTTAAAGGGCTAAGTGATAAAGATTTACTTAGGACAAGGAAGTATCATAAAGCTTTTATGTTCCTTAAAGGTAAATTGGAGGATTAAATGATTATTAGTATGTTAGGAGCATTTGTAGTTAGCTTTGTATACATCTGGCTAAAAGCTTTTCAACAATTAAATGTAATGAAAGATAAAAGGCTTTATGTATTGCCAGTTAGTATGTGTATGGCTTTATGTGAAGTTAGTATTATAGGACTGGTTGTATCACAATCGTTTTGGTTGTTTATACCGATTGGTTTTGGTGGAGGATGTGGATGCCTCTTAGCAATGAGTAATCATAAGAAAATAAAATAGGAGGAAGTAATGCCATCGTTTCAAGAAGAAGAGAATTTTGGTAGAACAGTATTTGCAGGGATACTAGATCAAGTAATAGATTGGATATACACCAATATGAGTCCAGAGGATGTTTTTGGTGATGATGTTCTTTTTCAGTGGGCAGAGGGGCAATCAGTAGAGGATCTGTGTTCTGAATGCGATTTAGAGGATTGGGCTTTAGGAAATGGTTTTATTAAGGAGGAAGAGTAATTTGAGTAGATATTGGCATGGAGAAGCAAGAAAATTAGCAGCTAGGGGTGGAATGAGTTGGAGAAAGATAGCTCAACACCTTGGCATACCTAAATCAACTGTCTCTGATTTATTGAGATCGGAGGATATTGAACCGACAACTGCAAAGCAAGTAGAGAGTGGTTTGAATGTGTTTCACACACCTAGCTCAATGGTAGGAGTAGAGCCTGTTAGGATTGAAACTACAAAGAAGATTAAACCTGATGTAACCCATTTAATGATACCAGACACTCAGTGTAAGGACGGAGTAGATATGGGATATTTAGAATGGTTGGGGAAGTATATAGCAGAGAAACAACCAGAAGTTATTGTTCACATAGGAGACCATGCAGACATGCCTTCTCTATCTAGTTATGATAAGGGGAAGAAAGCAGCAGAAGGTAAGAGAGTTTACAAGGATATAGAAGCTTCTATTATTGGAATGAACAAGCTCCTACAGCCTATTAAAGATTTACAAGAAGCACAGCGTAAAGAGTTTGGTAAGGTGTTATATAAACCTAAAATGGTTTTGACATTAGGAAACCATGAGTTTAGAATTGTACGTCATGTAGAGGCAAACCCTGAGTTGGATTGCTTCTTAAGTTATGACAACCTTAAGTATAAGGAAATGGGTTGGGAAGTATATGACTTCTTGAATCCAGTGATACTTAATGGTGTAACGTATGTTCACTTCATGGCTAACCCTATGTCTGGTAAACCTTATGGTGGTATGGCTATGAATGTTCTTAAGAATGTAGGAGAAAGCTTCTGTATGGGACATAAGCAGACATTAGATATTGCTACAAGATTCTTACCTTCTTCTGGTAGACAGCAGTGGGCTATTATTGCAGGGGCTTATTATGAGCATGATGAGAATTATAAAGGCTTCCAAGGAAATCACCATTGGAGAGGAATTGTTATACAACATAATGTGAAAGATGGTTCATTCAACCCTATGTTTGTTAACTTAGAATATTTAAAGAAGAGGTATAAGTAGTGGGTATTGATTATAGCGGTGGAATGATTGTAGGGGAAATTGGGGGTGAGATCGGGGAACCTGATGATTACGAAGAGGGATTTTATGACTGGACTGAGAAGTGTGGATTTGATGCTATGTCCCTCCATTATGATGCTGATTCGAGTGACACTTACTATGGCTTTATGTGAAGTTAGTATTATAGGACTGGTTGTATCACAATCGTTTTGGTTGTTTATACCGATTGGTTTTGGTGGAGGATGTGGATACCTCTTCTTTAAATATTCTAAGTTAACAAACATAGGGTTGAATGAACCATCTTTCAC